CTCCTCAGCCTCATTTATTATTATGTACAAAGAGCCGAAGGATAAGAAAGCGAGTGCTGAAGTTATTCGATTCTTTGATTGGGCTTTCAAGAATGGCAAACAACTTGCAATTGATTTAGATTATGTGCCATTGCCTGATAGTTTGACGAATGAGATTCGCAACCGTGTTTGGAGTCAGATTAAGTGAATGAAGATCAAGTTCCTAAACGGGATTTGAACTGGTGGGAGCATTATCCTCTGCACAAGGTGTGGTGTAATGATGTTTTCCCACTGGTGCCCCGATTCGAATATCGAAAAGGTGATGAATGGAATGCCAACAACTTCTATCTGCACTGGATGATTTTTCATATTTGGTCTCTCGAACACTTTGCATTTAATGCTGAGATTAATATAGAACAAAACAGTATTACGATTGGTTTTATTGTACCATATCTAAGAATCTTTATTGGCTTTCATCATGTATGGCAATGGACTTGGTTGTATAAACTAGGTCGATTGCTGCGCCGTAAGCCTGCACTTAAAAATGAACAAGGAGAATACAATTGAGTACACGAACTATAAGAGCCGAGTGCCTGTGACATTTCCAGCCCTAAGACCGAGTATAAGGAACGACAAAATGACTGATATCGAAAAAGCTCTCGTTGATCTTGAAGAAACTTCAAATGCATTTATGAATGCAATGAACGAAATTAAAGATGAACAAGAAGCGTATTGGGATTCTCTTACAAAAGAAGAACAACTAAAAGCTTTTTGTGCTGTTGCTCGGCGTATTCATAAAGGCGAAGTTGAATTGCGTGGCAGCTATCGTTATGTTCTGTACAATGTTTTTGGATTTGGACCAGAAGCATATGTACAGGCACAACTGGCTGGCTATCTAGATATTCACAATGCGATTTACACTGGCGTAGAAATCGAACAAGTAATTGAAAAGGTTGCTCGTGAATGTATTCGTATATGTGAAGAAGGCAAAAGCACACAGATGACTTCTACTGGTGCAGCATCTTTAATCAAGCAGCATTTTCAAATAAGAGATGATATCAGTTTGAATTACGAATTGGACTTTGAAAAATCAGAAGATGAAAATCGATAAATTAGGTACTAATCTAGTCAGCATCTTTCACAGGATGCTTTTGTTCGGTATTGGTGCTGCTACTGCATGGGCTGCGCTCATGACAGTGGTTAAACTATTTCTCAACAGTTGGCCGTTCGGCTATGCATCCGTTCAAGATTTGTTATTGTTGTTTATATACTTAGAAATCGGTGCAATGGTTGGTATTTACTTTAGTACCAATCATATGCCTGTTAGATTTCTTGTGTATATTGCAATTACAGCCGTCACACGGCATGTTGTTGATTTAATAGCAAACCATCAAAGTGTGTGGGACATTGCAGCTATGGGTGCCACGACACTTTTGTTTGCACTGAGCATTTTGGTATTGCGTATTGGTAGTTATAAATTTCCTAGTGACAGAGGTAAAGTGAATGAATAACCACCTGAAAAAACTATATATGGAAAGTTTCATTGATGGAAGACTTGACCCTGAATTATTTGCTGAGATGATTGTTCGAGATTGTTCTCGTGTTGTAGAATACTATGACAAAGAACATCCCAGACATATTGCATATCTAATCGAAAGGCGTTACAACATCTTTAATGAAGAGGAATAAAAAATGCTATACAGACTTGAACCGGTTTGGAAGAAAAGTGTTGTTGATATTGAACATTGGTCGAAAGTTATCGAAGGTAAAAAATTATGGATCGAACGTGAAGTTGGTTGGCGTTGGGGGCATTGTACATTTCAATCAGAAGAGGTGCCCAATATTGACCTAGAAGGTAATCAGGTATTCTATATTTTCGAAGAACTGGAAGTAGAGGATTATGAATGTGATGATGGTTGTTGGGAATCTTTTAATTTCTATGACACCACTCTTTTAACAGAAGAATACCAGGAAGAAATTGAAATGATGGGTTATGGTGAATTGGAAGAAGATGGTTGGGTGCATGAAGATACTGAAACGGTATTTTCTGGACCTCTTAAACTGTTTGATGAAAACGGTAATGAGGTTAAGACCAAACCGGAATCAAGTTCTAATTGATTTTATTTGAAGGCAGGGCATACCTACTTATATGAGAAAATCTTGGAAATAACGGTAAACTTGGTGTTGCATGCCAACAACACCACTTGCCACTGATCATAAAGCCTGTATAATACACATATTGAGATTTTATTATGGAGTTTATTGAAATGAATCGTAATGCAAAAGCTTTTGTGGCAGCCGCTACCGAAGTTTATGGTCCCAATGCCGTTATGACCCGTGAACAAATTCAAAACGTGGTTGAAAGTAAGTGTACACCATACCCGTTTTGGTTTGTAACTCGGCAAGAATTTCGACAAGGGCGTGGCTTCTATCGTTTGCCAGATTGCACCGATACCGTTAATCCTAAATCTCAGAAAGTTACTCCTGTGCCTATGCAAGAACAACCTGTTAGAGAAGTAAACATGGCGGCAACCGTCCATGTCTTGCGTCAAAAGAAACTGGAAGATGATGCTGACGTTTCAATTCCCGAAAAGTATGAGGGCTATGTTCCCTTTGGTTTTTTCAAAGATTTGACCACGATTGTTAAATCTCTACAATTCTTTCCTGTCTTTATCACTGGGCTTTCTGGCAACGGCAAGACTCTAATGGTCGAGCAGGTTTGTGCGTCTCTGCGGCGTGAGTGTATTCGTGTCAATATCTCAATCGAGACTGATGAATCCGACCTTCTTGGTGGTCCTACCTTGATTGATGGCAACGTTGTGTATCGTGATGGTCCTGTTATCACTGCAATGAAACGTGGTGCCATTCTGTTGATTGACGAAGTTGACCGTGGCTCCAACAAACTTATGTGCCTTCAAGGTATTCTAGAAGGTAAACCCTACTTCAACAAAAAGTCAGGCGAGTACATTCATCCCCGTGAGGGCTTCAATGTAATTGCAACGGCTAACACCAAAGGGCGTGGCTCAGAAGAAGGGCGTTATCTTTCTCAGATTCTTGATGATGCATTCTTGGAACGTTTCAATGTTACCGTCGAGCAGGAATATCCTGAAGCTCGTGTAGAACTCAAGATTCTCAAGCCTCTTGTTGGTGATGATGAGTTTGCCGAGAATCTTGTTAAATGGGCTGATGTTATTCGTAAGACGTTTGATGAAGGTGGTGTCGATGAGATTATCTCAACTCGTCGCCTTGTACACATTGCGAAGACTTATTCGATTTTCAAAGATCGTATGAAAGCCATTGAATTGTGTGTAAATCGTTTCGACACTGAAACCAAAACTTCGTTTCTCGATCTGTATGCAAAAGTTGATGCAAAAGTGACAGATGCTGACACTGCACCACAGGTTGTTGTGGATGACCGTGATAACGATATTCCCTTTTAATAAGGAATTTTAAAATTTTTATATTTGATGTAGAAACGCTTGGCAAGAGGTCGAATTCAGTCATCCTTTCGATGGCTGCAATTCACTTCGAACCAACAAAAAGACCATCTTTCGATGAATTGAAGTCTAATGCATTCTTTGTTAAATTGGATGCAGAAGATCAAATGCTTAGACTAAAACGGTCTACCACTAGATCAACAATCGATTGGTGGGCCAAGCAGTGCGAAAATGTAAAAAAGAAGTCATTCTATCCAACCGACGATGATGTTATCTTTGAAGATGGCTATGAGATGTTGCGTAACTATGTAAAACAATTCAATGATAACAAATCTTGGGTATGGGCAAGAGGCAATCTAGACCAGTTGGTCATGGATGACATTGAAGAACAACTGGGTATCGATCCTGTCTTTCCATACGCTCGGTGGCGTGATGTAAGAACTGCTATTGATATCTTCTATAACACCGAAAAGGGATATGTGGATGTGTACTATCCTGATTTTAATTTTAGCTTAAATATAACAAAACATGACCCGGTGGATGACTGTCTGGCAGATGCCATGCAACTTCTGTATGGTGTTGTAAAGATGCAACAGTAGCATGGCATGGTTGCCACCAGAAACCAGCTATGCTATAATAATATCTCTGGTGAATATTTACTTTAAACTTGATGAGGAACTTTGAAATGAGCAAACATACTGGTAAAATCAATCGTCACGAGAAAATCGCTTGCGTCCTTCTGTCTGGCAAACCTGTATCACCCGAACAAATTCGTGAGTGTTTTAAAGGGTCTGACCAAGAAAATGTCCTGTATCGTCTATCGACCAACATCTATAACATTCGAAAAGATGGTGGTGTCGTGAGAGTGCATAAAGACGGGCGTAAAGTCACCGGCTATCAACTGATGAACCCAGACGAATTCAGCCCAGAAGGGCGTTATATTGGCAAACAGGTCAAACCTGTCACTCCCGTTTCACCTGTTCAGCCTACACCCAAGCGTGATGAAGTTGGCGAAACTGTAGCAGCATAATCAAATAGTGCCTATATAGGGAGGTTACACCTCCCTCTTTTTTATTGGAGTTATTATGAATCGTTTTAATCTTGATACCGTTTTTACACTCAATGTCCGTCGTGTCGACAAAGGTTATATCTCTAACCTAATCACTCTCGAAGTCGACAACAAAATCGAAAAACAAATTCAAAACATGTCGAGCTATAATGATGCTGCAAGCGTTTTGAATAAATTCAAGTTGAAAAAAACGTAAGATGGAAAATTATAAGAAAGAAGCAGAAAGGTTTCTGAAGATTGTGGAGTTTGCAAAACAGCAAAATCTAAGTGTACCTTTTATTGCAACAGTAATGGAAAAAGTGGAACAGGGCAAAAAGTTTGATGTTGCCGTCAAAGAATCTTTGAACGAATGGGACCTGTGAAAAATAATCCTGAAAATCTAATATCTGCGCTTTGCATACTATTAAAGTCGGATTATTTTATCGAAAAGGAAAAAGATCCCGGTGGCTATTCCTTTCCCTATGTCGAAGGTACAACCAAAGAAGAAAGGAAACACATTCAAGAAATAGCAAATGATTTTTACCAACAACACATAAAGAATTACTTGACAGCAGCATATCTAAACGGCTACAATAGAGGTGTTGTAGAATGTCGCACCAAAATTAATGAACTATTTGAAGAGGTGATTGATGGCTAGTCTCAAAGAATTTTCTTTCTACCTTGAAGCATGGAAGTATTGCATGATGCGTAACTACAACCTTGACCGTATTAAAAGGTTAGATTGGAAAACCTGGATTGTTGAAGAATAATGATTCCAAATTTTCGAATTGATAGACTTAAAATATCTTTCGATGGAAAATATAAAGACCTTATTCGTATTAAGAGGTCTAGGAAGATAATCGCTAAAGTTAGAAATCGTAGAATAATGAAAAAAACAGTCGTGAGGTATGATGCTATGAATAAAGTTGATTCCGATATTTTCCTTGGTGCAACCGATCTTACCGATATGCTTACTTGCAAGCTCATATCGGATCGTGTATCGAAAAATATGGAGAGCCTGCATGAAATTGTGGATGTTCATGCAACTAAAAATAATTGGAAAAAGTTTATCGCAAGTTTGATTGAAGATAATACATCGGACGTATTACGTCGTGTTGAAGTTTCCGAATCAAGAGGTTTTATTTTCGAAGACAATAGTCTATCGTTTCTAGAATACAATGTTCACTCAACACACGTTTCGATTGAACTTGTAGGAGATTTCGACTTTATTCAAAAGTATAAAGAAAAAGTTCTAAACAGCTTTGATGCCATATCGAATGGTGTAGAATGGGTTTATAGCCCTGACGGGCAATCAATTGAAATTCCTCTGCGCCCCGATCGTATGCCTATCAAAGAGATGTATCCTTTTCTACAGGATCAATCTCTTGAAGAATACTATGAATCCTTCATGAATTCTTCAGCATCGATCCTACTGCTGATTGGACCGCCTGGAACAGGCAAAACAACTTTCATTCGTGGGCTTCTACAACACTGCAAGGCATCCGCTCTGGTCTCTTATGATGCAAATATTCTTGAAAAGGATTATGTCTTTGCATCGTTTATCGAGGGTGATAAATCAGTATTCGTACTTGAAGATGCTGATATGTTTTTGAAGCCTCGTGAAGATGGTAATACGATGATGCACAAGTTTCTGAATGTTGGTGATGGGCTTGTTACAACACGTAACAAAAAGCTTGTGTTCTCGACCAATCTAAACTCAATCAAAGAGATTGATCCTGCCCTTGTTCGCCCTGGGCGTTGCTATGACATTCTGACATTCCGTGAGCTTACACTGGACGAAGCTAAGTTGCTTGCAAACAAGTCTGGTGTCAAACTCAAAGGCGACAAAGAAAAATGGAGCATTGCAGACGTATTTTTTGAACAGAATACCAATAGTGTTAAACCTGTTACTAGAAAGATGGGGTTTGTATGAGATATGAATTTTCCGATCCTTTTCACCAGTATTCATATTATTTGACGGTAGAACCCATTCGTGATATTAAGAAGGTCACGCTTGAGGTTCGTACATTGAACGCAAACTTTCCCGATTGTCATAGCACCAAAGTTGAATTGTTCATGAAGCCTACCGAATGGGACCGCTTTAAGAAGTATATCAATACGTTGTAAAAAAACAACACTCGGTGGTTGCCAAAGAGGCAAGTTTGTGCTATAATAATGATATACTGTGAGAAAAGGATTTTATTATGAATGCTGCATACCATCGGTCTCTAGTCTGTGAAGAATTGTGCGAAACTCTCATGTGGGGTAATCTGGTACACAAATTTGATGAGTTTAGAACCAAAGAAAAAGACAAAAAAGGTGTGCAGCACTACAAACTGACCATGAAAAACGGGCAAGTTTTGGTGTACAGCCCTAAGTCTATTTTTATCGACGGTACTAAATTTACATCTTTGTCCTCGGCTAAGGCATACTTGCAAAAAACTTATGTTTTTTGACTATACCTTTTCTTCGCAGAATAAGATGCCGCATGAGTTTTGCAACAAAATCGTTTGATTGAAGAATTGATGTATTTTCCGCAACCTGGGTATATACAATATAGATAAATTTGCTTTTTTTGATATGGGCGTTTTGCTTTATTGTGTTTATTAGCATTTATCTGATTTTCGCATTTGGTCTCTTTGATCAATTGCGTTTCATACTCAAAAGCACTCTTTCTATCTGGAAATTCTTTTATGATTTCAAAGTCAAATTTATCAAAATTGTTTTTGACATATTCATTTGAGGTGAAATAGTGAATGCCCAAATCGTCCTTTGCTGGAACCTTGTTTTTAAAACGATAACCTATGTAAAATCTACCTGTTTCTCTTTCGGTACAACGGTAAACATAAGGTAATACTAAAGAATTGTCGTTATAGATAGTCAGGCTGGCACTCCTTGTTTTCTGTTCAGTGTTAGAGTGGGTGCAGACGGCAATCTGGCGACCCACAGTTATTTATAGTCAAAAAGTTTTGCGTTTGCAGCATAAATTTTACTAAATATTAGAGTTACTACTAATTTTAAGGAGAATATTATGTTTGCAGCCGACCGCTTTATTGACACCGTTCAAGACTCAAAGAAGTATTTTGTCACCACGTTTATTACTGATGAGAACTTGAAAGCGCCTCTTTTCTCTTTTATTGAGGCACAGAGAGCTTTCACGAAACAAATTGTAAAAACTGGTAATGATGTTATGTCTGTTTTCACTGACACATTATTGAAGTCAAAAACAAAATAATGTTACCATCTTTACTTTACAAATTTGTACTTAGCAAATTACAAGAAAAACATGGTTCATCTATGCAGAAGTACATTGAGTCCAAAAGACCCAAAACACACTCTGACGTAGAGAGATTGGAAACTCAATACCAAAGAACTATAGGGAACAAACAATGGCCATAATCAAAAAAATCTGGGCTTTTCTGTGTGATATGTCCGATGACATTTATGAATACCGTAACAATACATACAACCGTGGGTGGTACTAAATAATATAGTCTTTAACTTTTGGCTTTTGTTATGAACAACATTGAATTATACTTTGAGCTGGAAAAAATAGAAAGAGAACTGGAAAAACGCCGAAGAATTAAGGTATTTGCCTTTACTTCGGCGTTTTTATTTGTTATACTACTAGTGTTATATTTTTTATTTACATGATTTTTAAAAAGAGGTAATTATGACAATGTTTGTCGAAGTAAATTCACTTGCACCTAAAAAATGCAAAATCATTATCAATCTTGATAATGTCATTGAGATTGCGCCATTGGTAGCCGGAGGTTGTGTTCTGTATTTCTCAACACTTGAGGCTGGGTCACCACGAACTATCACAATCACAGATGACTATTCAAACTTTCAACAGTTTGTGCTTCAAACAGTGAAAGCGGAGGATATCGCAAAGAAGTTTCCTAAGCCTATTAAGAAAGAAGATACTAATATTAAAGCTCCACTTTCAGGTGGTGTTGAATTGAATATTCCTTCATTTGGAGACAAATAATGAAAAAACAATTTACATTTAAACTGGTTCGAGACGATAATGTCACTATCGAAATGAATCTTGAAACTCTTGAGCTTCGTAGAGTTGTTCAAAACTTTCAGGACTTTCTTAACGCATGTGGTTTTAATATTGGTAACGAAGTTGAACTTACATTTGCCCCAACAATTAAACTTGATGGCGTATCATTGGAACCACTTGAAAAACATAAGATTATGAGTAATCAAATTGTTCATCCAACTATTCCCGCAGAAGGATTTCAAGCCCGTTCGCTATGAAAATAAAAGTTTTTATTGTTACATGGCAAGATGAAAAAGCTCTAAGCAATAATCTTGCATCTTTGTTCCAAGTGTTCAATAGACCACTTGTTGATATTGACTTGCATGTTAACATTATCAATAATCATACAAACTTTAAAATCGATCCGGTTTTTGAACAACATGTGAATGTAATTCACAATCGAGGCACGCCAGACTTTGCAACTGCCATGTTAGCCCGCATGTGGAATACAGCAATTATTCATGGCTTTAAAAGTTTAACAAACCCTGATGCAGACATTGTTGTTACAGCACAAGATGATACGGTATGGAATTTCGATTGGATTTTTCAACTTTTGAAAATACATAAGAACTTTGACTTTTATGCTGATGATGCAGGTGATATGGTCTGTTCATATACACCAGAAGCAGTGAAACGCATTGGGCTTTGGGATGAAAGATTTCACTATGGTTTTGGTGAAGGTGATTATTTTCTAAGAGCTATTAAATATCTACCAGAACGATCATCAATCAACGATTATGCTCATGGTAGAGTTTGGAATCCCACTCTACATTTGGCAAAAAGACCACAACCAGATAATTCTCGTTGTGATGAACAAAACCGTTCACATAATTATAGAGGGCTGTCGTGGAAAGTCTGGGAATACAAATGGAAAACTTATGATTTGGAAGCTCGTTGGCCGGATAATATTCAAGAAATAGTCGATAATATCTTGCCAGTACCCCATCATGTGTTGTATCCTTATTTTGAAATGAACATCGAAAACCTCAAAGAAAAGGGCTATATCGTACCGTGAACATTTTCTATCTACATCATGATCCACAAATTTGCGCTGAAATGCATAACGATAAGCATACCATAAAAATGATTATCGAATATTCCCAACTTATGTCCACTGCACACCGTTTACTTGATGGCGTACCGTATCTTGATAAGACTGCCAACGGGCGCTCCATCAAACGGTGGCGGCTTGAAGGTGAGAATGATACGATTATGATGAAGGCGTCTCATATCAATCATCCTTCAGCCGTATGGACTCGTTCCAATCGTGAAAACTATATCTGGCTATACCAGATGTGGTTTTATTTGTGTAAAGAATACACTTATCGTTATGGTAAAATTCATGCTGTAGAGAAAAGAATGTCTGAAGCATTGTATTTGCCACCGATTAATATTGTGAGCAGTGAGTTTTACGGTCCTACGCCGGCAATGCCTGATGATGTAAAAGTGCCAGGTGATTCTCTAGCATCTTATCGTAACTATTACAATCGCAACAAAACACATCTTGCATCTTGGAAAAACCGACCGGTTCCTGAATGGTATGGAGTAAAGTATGAGAGATAAAAATACTGTAATGGCAATTCTTCAGGAAGAATGCGCTGAAGTTGTACAAGCTGTTTCAAAAGTTTATCGTTTCGGGCTTGATAATTCTTGGAATGGAATTACAAATAAACAAGCATTGATTACCGAAATCGGGGATGTTTTGGCACTTATTGACATTCTTATTAATGAGACTGACATAAATATTTCTGAAGATGAAATAGTAAATGCAGTTCAAGCAAAACGAGAAAAACTTAAAATCTTTTTACCTGAGACATTATGATACTTGATAATTTTTTCCCTTCAGTGGTTGCACGAGAAGATCATTTTAATTGGTCGGATAAAATGTTACCGATTGTCAAAAGATTTTTTGAAACACAACCATCAAATCCCGATTTTTATTATAATGGGCGAACAACACATGGCACAGGGTTGGATCTTACTAAAAATCCTGAATTCAAACCATTCACCGAATTTATTATCTCAAAAGGTATAGAATTTTTAGAAATACAAGGATTTGATCCGACACCCATCAAATTGAATCCATATTTCTTCCTGAATTCTTTTTTGAAGGGTAGTAATCACCCAAAACACCTACATTCACAGTGTACGATATCAGGTATTTTTTATCTACAGACACCCCCAGGATCTTCCAAGATTCGTTTTATGCCGAATCAACCATTTAGAGACTTCTTTGATTATTTCTTTCATGTCAAAGATCCCAATAATTGGTATGCAATGTCTCATTTCGATTACACACCGTACCCTGGGCTTCTTCTTATGTGGCCTGGTTGGTTGTATCATGAAGTTGCACCAAACGAATCTGATGAACCTAGAATTTCAATCGTATTTAATTTATAAAAATGCCCACATATCAATTTATCAATACAGAAACAAACGAAATCGAAGAATATACGTTTAGCTATAAGAAGTTGGACGAATTCAAAGAATTAAATCCTCATCTACAGACTTATCATTCTGTTGATAGTCTACCAGTTTTCGGTGATGGTATGCGTATGAATGTTCCAAGCGCAGGGCAGCCAGACGCAAGATTTGAAAGGGAGATAATCGGGCGTATTAGAGAAAAAGTGCCAGGAAATACTCTAGCTCGAACTCATAAAACAAAAATGCCAAGAGAGTGGTAACAAAAATGAGGAGAATCTATGGCAACGGGAAAAAAGAAATCAGCCGCTGCACAGGCACAGTCGCAGCATTTTGGGCTTCGCACAGTTGAGCCTCTAACAGAAAATCAGAAAAGAACATTTGAAGAATATGACAAAGGGCACAATCTAATACTTTCAGGTTCAGCAGGCACAGGTAAATCGTTTCTTGCGCTATATCTCTCACTGAAAGATTTACTTGCACCAAGTTCTTATTATGAACGTGTTATTATCATTCGTTCAGCGGTACCGTCTAGGGATCTAGGATTCGTGCCAGGAACTCTTGAGGAGAAATCTAAGATATATCAAGAGCCCTACATGAATATTGTGAATGAACTTATTGGGCGTGGGGATGCATGGCATTTTCTGTTCAATAAAGAAATCATTCAGTTTCAAACAACAAGCTTTCTGAGAGGCTTGACATTTAGAAATTGTATTATTATATTTGATGAGTTTCAATCTGCAACCTTTCACGAAATCGATACAGTTCTAACACGAATTGGCGAAAATTGTCGCTTCATTTTATGTGGTGATTATAACCAAAACGATTTGAATCTAAAAAAAGAGAAATCTGGTTTTGAAGATTCAATTAAGATTTTAGAAAAGATTGAATATATGTCTCACATCAGATTCGGGCTGGAAGACATTGTTCGATCCGGCTTTGTTAAATCATATCTCATTCAAAAAGAAAAGCTTAAATTATAATGTATATACATTGCCCACCGAAAGCCCTAGAGAAATTAGTATCTGAAACCTTTTCTGATGGGCGAAGATACTATATTTCTCCCGGTGGCAAAAAACTAGCATCGGTGACAACTGTTATAGGCGCCAAGAAAAAAGCTATAATCAATGAATGGAGAAATAGGGTTGGGCATGAAGAAGCCAACCGAATCTCAAATGCTGCATCTAAAAGAGGCACAAGACTGCATACATTGGTAGAAAAACACCTTATGAATGAGAAGGTGTCATTACTTTCGGAAATGCCCGATAGTGCAGCCATGTATGCATCTTTAAAAGATCAACTGAAACATATCAACAATATACACTATCAAGAACAGTCACTATGGTCTGAAAAAATTGGTATGGCAGGTACAGTTGATTGTATTGCAGAATGGAAAGGTGTGCTGTCGGTAATCGACTTTAAAACCTCTTCCAAGATTAAAAAAGAAGAAGATATACAAGATTATTTTGCACAATGTACAGCATATTCTTTGATGTATGAAGAATTAACTGGCGTCCCGGTGGATCAAATCGTCATTCTGATGGCGGTAGAAGCAGAAAAACCTCTTGTTTTTGTTCAAAAAACGCAGGATCACATTGGTAATTTAGCAGAACACATCGATTTTTACCATAAAAACCTACCCAACTCTAAATAGGAATTACTCTCTTATTTAGATGAATAAATACATATAAACTAATTAGGTATTAGAAAATATGCCCGCAACGTCAAACACGACAGGTATTTTATATTCCGACGGAACTTTTGAATCTTCATTGAAAAGCCAGGTGAAGGCCATATTCGGTTATGGTGATAGTCTTGGCAATGTATCAATTACAAATCTTGTTAATATCTTTGGAAAAGTTTCCACTGATGTAACAGGAGTTGGAACAGCTAGGTCTCGTTTAGCAGCAGCAGGTTACGGCGGTGACAAAGCTATATTTGGATACGGATACACCTCAACACAAGTTTCAATGACCAATCTTGTATCATATCTTGGAGTCGTTGCTACAGATACAACAGGCGTTGGAACTGCTAGGCAATATTTGGCCGCAGCAGGATATGGTGGAGATAAAGCTATATTTGGTTATGGTAGATCAGGAACAGACGTTTCAGTGACGAATCTTGTGTCAAATACCGGCGTTGTTAATACAGACACTACGGGTGTTGGTACAGTCAGATACTATTTGGCCGCAGCAGGATATGGTGGAGATAAAGCTATATTTGGTTATGGAAGAAATAATTCATTCGTAGAATATAATTTAACAAATTTAGTATCAAATGCAGGTGTTGTTGCTACTGATGTTACAGGTGTTGGAACTGCCAGATGGGGTCTTGCAGCAGCAGGATATGGTGGCGATAAAGCTATATTTGGTTATGGATTCACTTTTGCAACAAACAGTTTAAGTGTGACCAATTTAGTGTCAAACAGTGGAGTTGTTGCTACGGACACTACAGGTGTTGGCACTTCTAGGTCCTATCTAGCCGCAGCAGGATATGGTGGCGATAAAGCTATATTTGGTTATGGAAGTATTAATGGAACATTAACTGCTATCACTAATTTGGTTTCAAATCTTGGTGTTGTTGCAACAAATACAACTGGCGTTGGTACGGTTCGTTTAGACCTTGCAGCAGCAAGTTATTTTTCATAAAAAGACAAAAAATGCCCACAATATTAAAAAATACAAGCTTTGCTTTTAATGATACAACAGAAATAACTACTGCTCGCACAGGAATTAGAGCAATATTTGGATATGGCCAACTCAGCGTCAGCAGTTTGTCTATGACCAATCTTGTTAGTAATTTTGGAAATGTTGCCACTGATACCACGGGTGTCGGTACAGCTAGAAGAAATTTAGCGGCGGCAGGATATGGTGGTGATAAAGCTATATTTGGTTATGGTAAAACTACCTCATTAACCAATCTTGTATCAAATCTAGGCGTCGTTTCAACCGATACCACCGGTGTCGGTACAGCTAGAGAACTTTTGGCGGCAGCAGGATATGGTGGCGATAAAGCTATATTTGGATATGGATATACGTCTGTTCAGGTTTCTATGACAAACCTTGTATCAAATGCTGGTGTTGTTGCAACCGATACCACCGGTGTCGGTACAGCTAGAGAATCTTTGGCGGCAGCAGGATATGGTGGCGATAAAGCTATATTTGGATATGGTTACACTGGTTCTTCAGTTTCCTCATTAACCAATCTTGTATCAAATCTAGGCGTCGTTTCAACCGATACCACCGGTGTCGGTACAGCTAGACGATTATTAGCCGCAGCAGGATATGGTGGCGATAAAGCTATATTTGGTTATGGTTTGGCCGCCGGTCTGGTAAGTGTTTCTATGACTAATCTTGTTTCCAATGCCGGTGTTGTTGCAACCGATACCACTGGAGTAGGAGTTGAAAGGTATAGTTTAGCCGCAGCAGGGTATGGTGGCGATAAAGCTATATTCGGATATGGAGATATATCAATTGGCTATACTTCAACGACTAACCTAGTTTCAAATTTGGGAGTCGTTGCTACAAATAGAACAGGTGTTGGTACAATCAGATCATCATTAGCAGCAGCAAGTTTTAGTGGTTAAAAAAAGAGAACATTAAATGCCAACAACATTAACTACTTCAGGATTACAATTTAACGATGGTACAGTGAGAACATCTGCACGTGTTTCACAGAGAGCTATTTTTGGATATGGTCTCAATTCTGCTACCCTTTATTCTACGACTAATATTGTTTCGTCTACCGGAGTTCTCGGAACAGATATAAGTGGAGTAGGTACTACCAGATATGCATTAGCCGCAGCAGGATATGGTGGTGATAGGGCCATATTTGGATTTGGGTTCACTAGTTCAAGTCGGACATCAATTACGAATCTTGTTTCCAACCTTGGTGTTGTTGCTACGGACACCTCTGGTGTTGTTGATGCTATTGAAAGATCAGGGTTAGCCGCAGCAGGATATGGTGGTGATAAAGCTATATTTGGATATGGATATACGGGAGCTTCATATGCATCGTTAACAAATCTTGTTTCCAACCTTGGTGTTGTTGCTGCTTATACGACTGGTGTTGGTACTGCTAGAATGGATTTGGCAGCAGCAGGATATGGTGGTGATAAAGCTATATTTGGATATGGTAGTAATGGTTCTGGTAATTTATCTATGACCAATCTAGTTTCTAATTCTGGTGTCGTTGCAACTGACACAACAGGTGTTGGAACTGCTAGAAAGGAATTGGCAGCAGCAGGATATGGTGGTGATAAAGCTATATTTGGATATGGAAGAACTACTACAGCAGTGTCCATGACTAATCTTGTCTCTAATACTGGTGTGGTTCAAACAGATACGACTGGTGTAGGTACTACCAGATATGGATTAGCCGCAGCAGGATATGGTGGTGATAAAGCTATATTCGGATTTGGGCTTGCAATACCAAATAATACATATACTAATTTAGTTTCCAACACTGGTGTTGTTGCAACAGATAATAGTAATGTTGGAACATTTAGATACTATCTAGCCGCAGCAAGTTACGGTTCATAAATATTTTTTTGTTTTTAGGAGATTCTTTAAAATGGCAGCAAAATTGAATTCTGAGTTTAATTATCGTTATCAGGTGATGGGCGATACAGTATGGGAAAAAATTAAACATCTTCAAAATTTTTTAGTTGGGCGTAAACGTGCAGCAGCACTTGAGCAAGTTTCTGAACTAAAGTATCAAGCTAAGTTGGCTGAATTGCAACATTTAAAAAATAATAATGGGCTTCCACATTTAATTTTAAACCTTCAAGCTGAAATTATTGAAATTGAATCTGTTCAAGAAGATCAAAGACAAAACTTTGAATTGAATAAACAAGAAATTAAAATTCTTGAAAAACTTTTGGATGAACTTTTTGTTTTGGCAGAACCAACCAGATTAAAACATGCTGATGGAACACCTTACACTGATGAGGAAATGTTTGAAGCAAACGCAGCAAATGAATTTACTGTTATGATCGGTAAAGAAATACAAGCAGAAATTATTGCAAACGGAAGGCCTTCACCTGCAAAATTAAAAAATGCAATGTCAAACCCATATACGTTTGCAGCTTTACAGCAAATTGGATTAATTCCAAAAGAAGCAATGTTACTTGAGGGTAATGTGGATCCTCTTCGTATTGAATTGCGGCCTGCGCCATCAACTGTGCAATTAGAAAACAACCAAGTTAAAGTAGGTATTTTGGAGGAAAAATAATGTTTTACCTTTGTTCAGTAGAATCAAAAGATATGCAAACGGTTTTTGGAAGGCTAAGCTCTATTGAATCGGAAAATAGGGCACCAAAATATAACGATCTTGAAGTCATTATGATTGGACAAAAACCAGATTGCTCTGGCTTTCTTTTGTTATCCAATAACGTTGTAACAGAATTTACTAAACAAAATTCTGTTCCAGAAGGTTATGATTTTATTTTCCGACAAAGTTGGGGTTTAAGAATTACAGAAGAAATAATTCATCGTGTTATTGATACGTTAAGAGCAGAGTCATATCCGCCAATGGCAGATTATTTGGATGCCATTGTGAAAGGTGATGAAGAACAAAGGCAAAAATATTTAGACGATTGTTTAGCCGTTAAAGCAAAATATCCAAAATTTACCTGGTCTTAGTATTGACAAATTTCTAAAATGATGTATAATACAAGGAATGAAAATGAAAACATTAGTTGCGGCATCCATATTTCTTCCAATGATGGCATTGTCGCAAACAAATGTTCCATCAACAGCATTTACATATCCTTTGAGTGTTCTATGTGATAGAACCTCTAAAGTGATGAAGGTCATGGAGGAATATAAAGAGAGACAGTCTTTTATTGCAACGGAAGAAAATGGTTCAATAATTTCGTTGTGGAAAAATGAAGACACTGGTTCATATACTCTATTTAAAACTACAAAAAGTGGTGACATTTCTTGTATACTGAGTATTGGATATGAACCTAAAAAGTTATGATCGTATGAAGTAGATCGAAAGGTGTTCTGGACGGCGGTTCGATTCCGCCCAGGTCCACCAGAAGCATACTATAGAAATACATGAGCAGATTTCTAACTACCGCTGGTTACGCTAATCGTAAGTGAGTGTGGGTAGTATGCTTCTGATGGGCCTGACCAGGTTTCGACAGGGCAATAAGTAGAGACATGGACGATCCGGCAATGTGAAAGCCGTTAGGGTTGGGACTTCCCGGCCGAAGAAGCAAACGAAGTAAACGCAAGCAATGATGAGCGTTTTGCCCTAGCAGCTTAAACTAGGACGGAGTTTTGTCAGTTGAACTTGGCAACAGAATCAACTGACATTTTACACACACTCACACACATTAAAGGAGATTAACATGAGTGATCCATACCATTTGAGACTTGAACTTTTGAAAATGGCTAGAGAGATGTTGGAACAAGATTATTTTGGTGAACGTGAAAAGATTTCGAGTGATTGGACTATCAAAGTTCAGACCGCCGAAAGGGCAGGGCAGACACCACCAGAACACCCTGGATTCCCAGAATATCCCAATTCTACTGCGATTATTGCAAAAGCTAAAGAACTGAATAAGTTTATCAGCGAAAGGTAATAAATCGTAAAAGGTTTTAATTGGATTTCCTTTTAAAAAAATCCTTCTTTCTTAGAAAAAGGAGATTTATAATGAAGAAAGTTGTTTTTAGTGTTTTGATGGCTTCTGCATTTGCGGCACAAGCAGCAGACGTTGGGCTATCAGTAGGTACAGACAGGAAATTTAACAAGGATTTGACAGTTCTTTCTGTTGGAACCGATGTTATGGGTTTGAAAGCTTCTGTTGATGTTGGGCGAGTTCAAGATACTTATCACAGTGTTGGTGTAAGTGTAGGAAAATCTCTCAATGTTTTCGGGCTTGGTGTTCTTCCTTATACTTCACTCAGTTATATCAAAGCTGATTCTACCAAACTTGAAGATGGTGGTGTTGGTTCTGCTGGGCTTGAAGTTTCTTATGCTCTTAGTAAAAGTGTCTCTGTTACTGCCGATTATAGCTATCGTTGGGATCTCAAAAAGAGTACCAGTTACGAGGGCTCTCTTGTGACTTTCGGGCTTAAAAGCACCTTCTAAAGTCAAAAAGGTTTCGGTGGGTTTCCTCGATAACCCACTCTTCCCCAAAGGAGAGAATCAATGATGCATTTTATGAAACTGGTTTTCATAGGCATTCTTGGTTACTTTTTCACACAACATTTTAATTTCTTAGTTGAGAAAAAGTTTGAAGAGGTAAGAGAAGGTCGCCATCCCGAGTTTGTAACGATGGCACAACGTGAAAAAGAACTAGACTGTCTAGCGAAAAACATTTATTATGAAGCAGGAACAGAACCTTTTGAAGGAAAGGTTGCCGTTGCACAAGTTACAATTAACAGAACAAAGTCAGGAAAATTTCCAAAAGATATCTGTGCAGTTGTGTACGAAAGAAATTTAGTGTACAATAATCTAATCTGTCAATTTAGCTGGTACTGCGATGCTCAAGCAAAAGTCAAACCAATACATGCTGCAACCTATAAGGAATCCGAGGCTGTGGCTAAAAAGGTACTTCTCGAAGGATTCAAACTCGACATTATCAAAGAGGACACACTTTACTATCATGCAGACTACATCAACCCCCGATGGAAAAAACAGCGAGTCGCCAAAATTGGAAAACACATCTTCTACAAAGGTTGATTGGTTGACGAAATTCTCCAATCTAAAGGACTCAATTCGAAACTTTTTGCAACACAAGCTTAAACCAAGCACAGCCGAATCTATTGGATGGCTAGGGCTGATTCTGTTACTTGCATCTTTGATTCCTACATTCTTGGCTGTCATGGCAGGGATTACTGATAAGATGCCTCCAATTGACTTGGTACTTTTTATGTGGGCAGCTCTGGTTACTTTCTTTCTACGTGCAGCAATATTGAAAGACACTGTAGTCATTCTGACGATTGGTGTCGGATTTATTGTCAATGCCGTATTCATGGCACTCATACTGTTTAAATGAGGATTATATGCCAACAAAAGAAGAACAAAGAAAGTTTTCTGAACTCATACAGAACCTAGTTGAAAGTAAGAAACTCAGTTACATGGAAGCCGTTGTTCATCACTGCGAAGCCACAGGTTTTGAAGTTGAACTAGCGGCTTCTCTTTTGACTGCACCAATCAAATCTAAAATTGGTGACGAAGCACAATCTCTCAACATGATGAAGAAAGTTAACAAATTGCCGATATGAATGAAATTGGTGGCTATGAAGCATTTACAACATATCATGCTTTAAAGTTACACTTTACTGGTAAGTATGATTATGTGAAATACAATGGTAAAACAAACACAACAAAAGACCAATTTATGAATAGAAAGGACAAATATAGTTTCTATAAGTTGTCCAGAAAATATAATAGAGAAGAACTAATTGGATTTTTTGTTGCCAATTTTTTATACAATTCTGCTACTTGGGTGGGGGATCTCTTACAAGATGATGCAGATCAACTTTATAAGAAATGGTTAAAAACACAACAGTCTTTAACATACGTTTTTAAACAAGATATAGATCGTATGTTTGATTTGGTAGAAATACCGGAAGAAATGTTAAAGGTGGTTGACGGGCAATATCCTTTGCTGTATAATGAACATCTACAGGGAAAAATATCAATTGAAACAATCATTATATTAAATGATATCTTGAATTTCTTTCCAATGTGGAAAAGAAAAATTTCAGATGATATTGTTTTCCCTGGCTTTTTAACTCGATGTGAAAAATATAAACCATTTTTAAACTACGATAAAGTTAAGTTCAAAGAAATACTTAAAGGAAAAATATGTCAACCAGCATAACTAAAATCTATGTTGATATGGATGGTGTGATTGCAAACTTTGAAAAAAGATTCAAAGAAGTCACAGGCAAACTGCCATCAGATTATCGTACAGAGAAAGGTTTCGGTACTAACTTTCAGAAAATTGTAGATGCAGGGCACTTTGCAACACTAGAGAAAATGCCTGGGTTTGATATTTTAGTACCATTTCTCGAATCTTTAGAGATTCAAAAATGTATTCTCTCATCAACTGCTCGACCAGAGATCAACGTTCAAGTTTCAGTACAAAAAATGCAATGGCTGGTTAAGGTCGCTGATATTCACTGGCCTAAAATCTTTGTACCAGGAAAACATCTGAAGCAGCAGTATGCAACCCCCAATTCTATCTTAATCGATGATACACCAATTGTTATCGAAGAATGGAATGCAGCGGGAGGTGTTGGTATTCTACACACTGATGCCAATATTACCGTTGAAACACTGAAGAAGTATCTTGATTTGAACTAAATAATCATATATCATGATGTTTTGGACAAATCGCAATACAACACACAACGTTTATACAAAGGAAAATACGATGTCATCATTCGCAAATCTCAAACGAAGCTCCGGTAATCTGGAGAAACTCGCCAAAGCAATCGAACAACTTAGTTCGTCAGAGCAAACAACCAAAGAAGATAAATTTTGGAAACCTGAAGTAGATAAAGCAGGTAATGGCTATGCTGTTATTCGTTTTTTACCTCAGCCTGAAGTTGATGGTGAGGACGGGCTTCCTTGGGTTAAAATCTTTAATCATGGGTTTCAGGGTCCCGGTGGTTGGTATATCGAAAACTCGTTGACCACGATTGGGCAAAAAGACCCTGTTTCCGAATACAATTCGCAACTATGGAATTCTGGTGTTGAAGCAAACAAAGAAATCGCTCGTAAGCAAAAGCGCCGACTCTCTTATATCTCTAACATCTACGTTGTGGAAGATCCAAAAAATCCAGAAAACGAAGGCAAAGTCTTCCTGTACAAATACGGAAAGAAAATCTTCGACAAGATTAATGAGTCGATGAATCCACAATTTGAAGATGAAAAGGCTATTAATCCTTTTGATATGTGGAAAGGTGCAAACTTCAAACTGAAAATTCGTAAAGTTGAAGGTTATCAAAATTATGATAAGTCAGAGTTTGAAGCACCTTCCGTTCTTGGTGATTTTGATGATGATAAGCTTGAATCAATCTGGAAATATGAGCATTCTCTAAGAGAGTTTCTTGCGCCAGAAAACTTCAAGTCTTATGATGAGCTTAAAGCTAAGATGGACAAAGTTCTTGGTGTTGATGGTTCACCGCCAGTTCCAAAAACAACTGTTGAGCAAGCAAAAGCTGCACCTAAAAAGCCTGCACCAGTTGATGTAGAAATTGGTGAAGAGGACGATGATCTAGCATACTTCTCAAAATTGGCTGAAGAATAAAGAAAGGGGCGAAAGCCCCTTTTTTATTGCCCTACAATTACTCTACCTGTTACAACGTGTCTCAACATTTGTTCCTTGTTTCTAACACTTGCGCTGACAGGTTGTGGTTTATCCGGCAGATTTACTGGATTTGATGAACGATTAACAATATTTGTATCAGGTAGAGACATCATCAGAGAAGCCTCGTTGTAGTCTATAAGAGGCGTTTGCTCTATTTGTCTCGGTGGTATTGGAGTTACAGTAGGTGGAGTTGGTATGTTTGGATCATATTCTCCTAAAGATTTAGGCAGTTCACCTCCCGCTTGATAAGCAGATTTCATTTTTTTCCAATTCGTAGGAGGTTCAAAAGTACCTGATAAATCTCTTCGAACCCCCATTTCATCATAATAGGGCGCTATCGATTGTTCCCACCAATTTTCTCTCCCTGGTTTAGCTTTTAAATATTCTTCTTTAGTTATACCATATAATGGTGCCATATCTTCAATCGGGTTTCTTTTGATAAATTTCGATATATCAATTTCTTTTTCCGCCAATATTTTTCTAATTTTATCAAGACCACCCATGCTTCTTATTTCTTTATCGAGTTCAGAAGAATCCTCACCGCTTTCAACACGGCTCATTATACTTTGAGCCCTTTGTTTTCCATTTTTTACAATGTTCATTAAAAAATCTTGACCACCAGATTTTCTTATCATTTCAGGTGTGCCATTTTCCAATAAATTGGCGGCCTCTTGTGGAGAAAGAGACTTCATATCAGGAGTTATATCAACGATATATTTCAATAAGGCATATGCGAGAGCAGCAGGACCACCGAATCTTAGTAAAAATCTAAACAATCCTCCTGTTATAAATTTAAAAAAAGGACCTTTAAAGAATTTTTTTAGTGAGCCTAACCATTTCAAACCGGACAATAATTTTCCTATTAGATTCGTAATTATTTTTCTCATACCGGTCAAAAGAGTACCTATCAGCGATGCTATACCACCCATCAGCTTACTCAGCAGGGCAACGACACCTTTGAAAACAGATGATATAATTGCTTTCATAGCATCTATTACGCCACCTATTGCACTTTTGATCGAGCTTAGTAGCTTACTGATTAAACTTTCAGTTTCAGGTTGTTGTTTTGGAGTAGGACCAACGCCAGACGTAACTGATACATATTGTTGAAGTACAGCCAAAAATCTATCATGCCTTCTCTGTTCTTCGTTTTCTTTTTCCTCTCTGAACGCTTTTTCTGTTTGCTGTCTCTGTCTATCATCTTCATATGTTTGTTTCATAAAATTGAACATATCTGATAACAAACCAACAGAAGAAGAATCTAATTCTCCCGGTGCACCTTTTGACAGAGGCGTATATGTTTTTCTCTGTCGAGTTGTGCCGGTGAAATATTCTATATCTGAACGTTTTCTTCCTGTAAGCCTACCAACTGCCGCAGTTGCAAGTCGACTACCACCAGTCATAAATCTGACAATATTAAGAGGATCAAACTTTTCTTTAATAGCCGTACCTCTTGCTCTTAACTTTTGAGACAGAGCACCTTTAATGGCTGATGTAACATTCTTACCTTCAGTTATATTTGAAGTAATTAATGAAGATAATGAACGCCCTCTTACGTCTCTTGCTAGTTTGTATTCCATTTTTACCTACTTAAAATAGGATTAAGTGATTGTTCTTGTGCATTAAATGCAATCTGAGTAGTTTTTTGATTGACAATATTCTGATTATCAAATATAATTGTTGTTTGACTCAAAACATCTTTTAATTCTTTTTTCATATCTTGATTTTCAACTGAACTTGTTTGAACTCTGTCACCAATAGTGTTATATGAGAATTGTAATGCCATTCTTCTTCGCATATCAAGTCTACTTAACAAACCTTTTTCATTTCCAGGGTTATTGCTTAGATATGTTTTAAAAGCCGTCCCAATATTTTCTTTATCAAATTCTGTAACTCTATTAATAAATTCTTCAGGTGTCTCAGACATTAATGCATATTGTAATGCATCGTTTTCCATCACTCTTCCATATTGAACTCTTCGATCTGCGAGTAAAGCTAAAATTCTTTCATCAGAAGCTAAATTAGTTGGCAACAAACTTTTCATTTCCTTTTTTAAAGGTTCAAGAACATTGTTTTCATACCACCTGACTTGAGCAGCATATATTTCGTCCGATCTAGTTTTAGAAATTTCTTTCCATTCATCGTCAAATGCATCAGTTCCTGGTTTGTTTTCGAAACCGAACTGAGGATTTTGAGAAACAAACTGATCAATAGTTTTCGACAAGGTATTCATACCAAAAATGCCGTATGATTTATGACCCTTTTTTGGATCATTTTTCACAATTTGAGAACTCTTCTGTTTAGCTTGAGTAATTGTTTTTGCACCTGTTTCACCTGCTATCGATATTTGTGCAGGCGAAACCATTTTAGCAGTTTCTGGTTCAACTTTTTCAAGACCTCTTGCTTTAGGCATCAAATTTTTTGGCAGTGAAGGTTCAACTTCGGTAGCTGTTGGTTCAGGTCCAACATCAGGAATTGCTTCTTTCATTAAAGTTAAACCACCACCTCTTGGTGCGGCTTCTTCTTTTTCTTCTTCAGAAATGTTTTCTATTTCTTTCCATTTTTCATCAGTGTCCGAAATCTCTTGCAATTCCTTTTTATATTCACTGCTAATTTTATCTTCTTCAGCTATGAAATAAATTTCATCATATGGGCTTTGTAATGATTTAACTTGTTTATCAGTTTCCGTTTCTAAAATTTTTAAATCATCATCGGATCTTTTTCTTATCGCTGCAACAGATTCTTTAGACATCATAAGAAGCCCAGCGGCGCCAGTAACAAGTAAAGCAGTTGTTGCAAAACCACCACTCATAGGAGATGTTATTGCACGGACTCTTCTTCTTTTTGGTGTTGAGTTTTTCTTAATAGCATCGAGAAAAACATTGAGAACTTCCTGATGCCTATCGTTACGCATCAGTTCATTCATTTCTTGATACATCATATGAGTTTGAAAATCTTTTTCTTTTTGCTGACGAGACGTTTTCATAAAGTCTAATATCTGTATCAGCACTTTATTTGATTCGGTGGTATCACCGAGCATTTTTCTGCCAGCGAAATAAGATATGTCTGAAGATTTTCTTCCTAACATTCTTCCTAAAATTGCTGGCGCAAGAGTGCTGCCACCAGTCAAAAATTTTGCAACGTTTAGTATGTCAAACTTTTCTTTTCTTGCAAGTTTCTTGGCTTGTTTTATGTCTCTTCTTGCGCTACCAACAGATGAAATTAAACCCTGACCCTCAATTAATTTTTGAGTCATTATTTCAGCAAAGCTTTTTTTTCTTATTATCGCAGCTTCCTGATAGTTCATCTAAGTTTTCTTTCGTTTTGTTTTTGTTTTAGTTTTAAGTTTTCTTCCTCAATATACTGTATCAACATAGTAACATATATGTCACGTTCCCACGGTATCATATTTTCAAGTTCCGTGAGACTATACTTATGGTGCTGCATCAAAGAGAAATTAGTTTTATAATAATTCCTCAGGTTGTCATGACAAAAAGTTAGCCGAAAAAACTTTCAAGCCCTTCAACATCTAAACGATGCTCAAAGCCACATCTAGAACATTTCATATCAAGTTTCTTTTCTAACTTAGGAAGATTTGCAAAAAATTCTTCAATCTTCGAGAATTGTGTTTGATTCAGAGACTCTACAAATTCAACCATCTCTTGACTCGACACTTCTTTCGCATAATAAAACTGTTCACCATCATAAACATATTCAATACAATCAGCAATCATTTCAAAAGCTATATCAGACAAATCATCAAGCTTT